CCTTGCGTTTTCGCTTCGTGGGTATACGCAGCGTTATTCACTTTTTCAAAAACTTTTTTATCGCTAGCACTTAAATCCCGATCTAACATGATTTTCGCAAATACTTCTTCATATTTTGGTGTTGCTACATCTTTTACTTCTTCAACTTTTTTCAAATTTGCCACCTCTTCTGGTTTTTTATTTTCCAGCGCTTTGTCTTCAACTTTCGCTGTTTTTGGTTCTTCAAAAATCGCTTTAGCTTCTGGATTGTCTTTCATCAGTTGATCCAATGCTGCATTCGCTTCTGCTGTCTTGCCTTCTTCTAATAATTTTTGGATTTCTTCGAAATTCATTTTTTATCCTCCTTGAAACGCAAAAAACGCAACTTAGCTTCTGCCAAATCACGTTCTTCTTTGTCCTTCATATTTTGTAGTTTTTTGATAAATGACGAATTGGCTAAACTCTCGAAACCAGCTACTAAAAGCAACTCGTTTTCTGAATCTTCAACCATTCCATCAGCAAATCCATAATCAATTACTTCTTGTGCCGTCATAAATGTTTCTTTAGCCATTAAATCTGCTAAGCCTTCTTTGTCTAGTCCTGTTTTTGCTACATAAGCATCTAGCAAAGAATTTTCAACGGTCGTTAATAGTTGAGCCGCTTTTTCCATATCCTTTTTCTCACCACTAACATCAGCTAGTGTTGGATTGTGGATCATAAACGTAGCTACTGGACTTACAAGCACTTCATCAAATGCGCAGGTAATCAATGTACCGATACTGGCTACCAAACCACTTAACTTAACAGTCGTTTTGCCTTCGTGATTTTTAATAATGTCGTAAATCTCTTGTCCGGCAAATACAGAGCCGCCATTTGTGGTCAATGTAATTTCCACATCTTCACTTCCAGCATCTTCTAATGCCCGTTTGACGTTTCCCGGATAAATTGAATCTAGGTCAAACCAATCAAACAGTTTGCCTACATTGTCGGAAACGACATCGCCTTTAAGCTGAATCTTCTTCATCTGCATCCCCCTCTCTTATATTGTTTTGCCCAATTCTGTCAGTGTCTTTTCGAAGTAAGCGCATATCTCCACCTTCGACAGGCTCTAATCCCAATGCAATTGTTCTGTATTCATTCACAGTCATAACACCACGATCTAGCCAGCCAACCATTTGTAACTTCGTTTGCATGCTTGCAAATTGAAGATTGTTGGATTCAAACATAATTGAATTACCCAATGCTCTTTCTCGCCTACTAAAAAAAGCCTTTGTAAATCCATCTGATAATTGGATCAACACTGGCTCGATTTGCGTTTCATAATAGGCAATCCACTGGTTTTCAGTGAAATTTGATTGAATAATTGAATCATTGGAGTTGAAAA